AGCGGATGTTGGCTTCCGTCGAAGCCGTGGACCTTCGGGCCACGGTTGGCGGTTGCGACTCCAAGGGGCTATTAGTCCCTCGAATCGGGCCTGATGACGTCGTCATCAATCCCGTACGACCGCTTTACGAAGTAAAGTGGTCTGGCCAAACCCTTGCCAAAGGCAAGGGATGTAAGAAGTGGAAACGTGGTTTCTCTTCTTTCTTGATGACCCATTTTGGGTTATCTGTAAAGGACACGGAGATACTCTGTGGACGATCAAACGGAAAAATAGTTTCTATTATCCGTAATGTGGAATGTCTATTAGACAATTTCCTACTATTCGACCGAACAATGTTCGTTCGAAGGACCGACGCTTTTAAAGCGTTGATTCGAGTTGTTAGAATAACAATTCGTTTATCATGTTACTCCTTCGGAGACATGATTAAGAAATGGAAAGACTTTGTCAACCATTTCACAAACCTTGCCTCAAAGGCAAAGGTTGAGGAGAATATTTCAATGAAATATAATCCGTATGCTTTCCTACTGTCAGTAGGAAAGTTTAAGGATATCCTTGAAAAGGAAATATCCTACGAATATGCGCAATCAATTGCGCATATTATCTCTACAAGAAACCTCGCCAACGGCGGGGAGACTGAGAGAAGAAAGGCTCAGAAAGAGTTCATCGAACTTACTTCTAAGCCTTTTGAAACTCATGAAGCTAAGCTTCATAAGTTGTACCTAGTCTCGAAGAGACTAGGCAAGATCTGTTCCACTTTAAGAGGAACAGATAGGCTATCCGGGGGACATATATCCCTGAACAGTGCGGGCACATTAGATATGCCCGTAAAGCACGGCGGCAAAGCCGCCGATGCAGTCTCTGACTGCAACATTTTCCTCAACGAGGTTGTTGCAGAAGGAGAAACAAGACATTACCCGTGGGGTAGTGTCTATTATCCGTCGGGGGAACCCCGATGGAGAGCCTTCGGACCCTTAGAGGGAACCGGAGGGGAATTCCTAGGTCCTGCGGACGTAGGAATGATCGACCGTGAGAGACTCAACGGTTTGAATGCCTATACCGGAATGATGGTATATGTGACTGCTTATGAATTTTATTCTAAGCAGAAAGGTACTGGGGAACCCATACCTATACGCCAGTGTACAGTTACTGAACCTGGCGGAAAGGCCCGAATTGTTACAACCGGGCCTTGGTGGCTGACTGTGTTACAGCAGCCTGCAGCGCATGAGCTCAGAGAGCACATTGCGTATCATCCTGCAGCTTATAGCTGCATGATTCGAGCAG